TTTCTATCATGTCCTTTGATAAGAAAAGAAGGCTGGTCGCTTTCGCGCAAAAAACTGGAAACTACTAAAAACCAGTTTACCCAGCCTCGATTGTTAAGGCACTATAATGTCCATTTCAGGCGCAGCCGACACAAGCTGACCAATGGAATAACCGTTGAAGGTGACAGGATCACCAGTTGCAGGGTCAAGCATGGCTTCACCTTCCGCATTCTTCTTGGTTACTTTCTCGGTCTTGATTGTGGCGTAAGCCGCCTTGCCCTTGTAGATGTCAGCGTTAGGCTGAACAGTTCCCCAAAGATCATTCTCATCAGAGCAGACAAGGTTTGCCGACAACTCCAGAGTACGGTGCAGCCGCTTGACGCGAGCAGCAGACTTCTCAAGGAACACGAGGTATTCACGGAATTGCAAACCAGCAATCCGTACATTTCCCAAGTCATCGTCTTCGATGGATTCGGGTGCAACGATTTCCCAAGACAAGACAACCATCGGGTTGCCAGCTTGAGATGTTTTAGACTCCGCATCAGCAACGCGGATTGTGTATGTGTTTGACGGCAAGAACGGTCGAGCGTTCTCTGTCACTTCATTTAGGTTTATAGTAGGCATATGTTTTTGTTTATCCTTGCTTCATGCAAGAAATTATTCACTCAAGGTTAGGTTATGATTGGCTAGATTACGAATGACCTCATCGAGACATCCTCTTCCAAAGTAGCGCATCTTCAACAAGTCATCTTCAGTTTTGTTGAGCAGATCGCTTATGTGTTCTATTCCATGTGCATGGAAACAGTTAGAGACACGATGAGTCCAATGTATGTCATTGATTTCTGAGTAGTAATCAATTGTGATGTTGCGCTGAATTAACGCTTGTATGCGATCAAACGTTTCTGAGTCACCAATCAAGTAACGATTACCATCATGGAGTGACCAGATTCTTGTATGATGTTCGTCACCACGCTCGTGTACACGCTGAACAACCATACCAGAGTCTAGGTTGACCAAAGACTTGCTTCCATCACCTATTGTATTGTAATCCGCTCTTTTGTTTAGGCTTATCCAATTAGGCATAGTATTCCTCCAAGCTTGTGATGACTGTGTTGAGGTCGTTAGGTATGTAGAGGTCTTTGAACATACCAAGCGGCGTCTTTGCGGAGGTTATCCCATCTGAATTCGTTTGGAAACAGTATTCGATAGAATCCTTCTCACGCCTGACTTCGGTGAACAAAACGAGGAGTAATTCCTTCTCAATGCAGCCTTCGTGGACTTTACCCTGCACCTTGATTCGGCGCGTGTTATATTCGCCGCCAGTTGGTTGCATGATCTTAACGATCTCGTCAATGGCCGTGATAACGACTGTGGCCTTCTCGCTCTTGAGGCTCTCTAGCGTCTTGCGAATTGCCTTGTTGTAGTACGACCACACATCGTAACCCTTGTACATCTTCTGAGCTGCCTCAATGAGGATTTCACAATACTTTGTGAACGACTCGATGACAACAACTTCAGCGTTGTTTAATCCCGTGGCAATTGCCTTGTCAATGTCAGGCAAGGTATTGGCCGAGATGATTTGGAAGTTTTTGGCTTCTCTAAACGGTAAACCTTTCCGCTCAAGATCAATGATAATTGTGTCTTTGGGCGGTAGGTTTCGTAACGATGTTGACTTACCAGACCCGCTGGAGCCAACTATTCCTATTAGTGGTTTATTCATTTTTCAGTTTTTCCTTCAATACCGTAAGGTAATGAAATTGGTCAATAGTCTCTTCGATGGCAGCGTCGATTAGTTGTGAGGCAGTCATGCGCCACATTCCTTTGTCGCCTTTTGGGTTGTGTTCAAGTGAACCAACATCGAATTTCTTAGGTGCTTCGCGCACAAAGTTTGCGAGAGCGAGTCGTTTAATTTCTGGATCGGTCATGTTTGGAATTTCAGGGGATCGTATAGTTTAGTGTAGTAGTCGTTGTCAATGACGGCTTCAAAGTGTTCACCGGCATTGCAGATGCTAGTGAATCGGCACATACCAAACTTTGTCTCACAACAATTGTAATTGGGAAGGAACGGGATACTGTCAGTAAGTAGTCCTTTCTCAAGTTGATCGGCGAAGTTTATGACGGTGTTGGTCAAGTGTTCCTCGAATTTCTCCATTCTGTCAGGAGAGAAGTCGAGGATTGCACTACGCTGGAACTTGTTCTTACCTGACCGCAACAAGAAGATACCGTTGATGATGGCTTGGTAGTTACGGTCAGGGAATAGCTTGCGCAGAACCATCGTGTAAACCATCAGTTGCGTAGACATACGGTAAGTGTCTAGGTAACGATCAACGGCTGTGACTGCTGTGGACTTATGATCGCAAAGGATGCTCTGACCAAAGTAGGTTCCAATGAAGTCGATTGTTCCACACAACAAAACGTCAATTGTGTCGTTTGAGTAGAACGGGAAGGCGAACTTCATCTCAAGCAGCGGCTCACCCATGTGCCGCTCAACAACAAGACCATCAACTTCTGCATAGTTATCGAAGTATTGAGTGAGGCAGGTTGCAAGATGACCAGCAGTACGCCAATCGGAATCGGGTACAACTATTTGTGGGTTTGAGTAGTGTTCCAATGCCATGTTCATTGATTCAGTCCGGTCACCGGTACTGTAAAAATGTTCCAAGGCTTTGTGATAGGCTGTGCCATATTCCATCTTGTGATTCATGTGATTATTTCGTAGACCACGAACTGTGGTGTAGAAGAACCTGAGATCACAAGTGGATTCACGGTACGATGATGCGTCTATTCGCAAGATGTACTTGTCTCCAGTTTTTTCAAGTAGATTTTTCAAGGTTAATTTTGCGGCCTCGCCGCTTCTTTACTAGGATTAACTCGTCTGGTTCAGTTGTGCGCGAGATTTTGAGGTATGGTTCCATGTGCTTTAACAATTCGGAATCAGTCATCTCCTCCAGCTTATCAACTGACACATCAAGTAGTTGTTCGATTGTCATGTCTTTATATCCATCGCCGCAATGAGGAGGCAACCAAAGAAGCCAATGAACCAAGCAAGGCTGAATAAGTCGTAGAGAATACCGGCTATCATTTCATCACCCTCACTTTCGATTCAGTTACATCAACTTCAGAGTCGGAACTTACAAGGTTGTAAATCCACTCCTTGTCATCGTTGTTGATTGCCACGCTGCGCTCAAAAAGTTCGGAGTCCTTGGCAGTTTTGTACCAAGTCTCCAAGTCATTCTTCCAGCGAATAGTATCGTTGAACTCGTACTCAAGTTCGCGGAGTGTCATGCGGTTTTTAACTACGTCCTTGAAGTAGGCAAGGATTCCATTGTCCAGCTTGCGAAAGGCAATGCGAGAGCGCAGGATTACATACTTGTTATCGTCGAAGTTATCAATGATGAACTTAAAGCCATCGTTGAACTTGACGTAGAGCGTGTTTGGCGTGAAGCCGGTCTCTTGTGATGAGACGTAGACATCTTTGCCTGTCTCCAGTAAACGATCAAGGATCGGTTGAACCTGAGCCGCCGCATTCGGCGAGTAACTTGAGCGGTTTATGCCAGAGTTTTTGCTTTGCATTGTTCCATTAGTTCTTTTGCTTCCTCAAGGTCTCCCTTGGCCACGGCAGCTTGAGACATCAAGAATAGCTTTCGGGCAGATAAGCCACGAACTGTTGGATGCCAGCTCTTGCAATCTTCAACAGAGAAGACGCAGCCGTCAGGATGCTTACGATAAAGCTCATCCTTGTAACGTTCAAGTTGTGAGGTTGGTAGGTTCTTGGGAAGGCTGTTTTTAACCTTGGTTCTCAAGCGCGACTGAACTTGTTGATTCAATAGGGCAAGGACTGTCGCCTCTGTGTAGGATTCAACTGCCTCAGACAGTTTTTCAAAGACAGGAACAAAGAACTTGAGTCCTTTGAAGTCTCCATCAACGTATTTTTCTTGTTTATGTTGCATAATCTAGGTTAAAAAGTTAACCTGCTGATATATTAGCACGAAGTGTGCCAACTTTTTCGGTCGGTTGATACTAATAGATGATATATTCACCCAACAACTCGTACCGTGCCATTATACCTTGTACCTCTCTGTAGTTCCCGTCGAGTGGTGTTAGCTTTAGGATTTTAGTGGCCATTTCCTTTGCTTTGGTTGACTCAATGTTGTGAGTTTTGTGGATGTAGAGGGCAAGATCGTTAGGTCGTTCTCTTATTGGCGTGGTTTTTATGATGAAAATTGCGAGAC